CTAACTGCTGGGTCTAATATAACAATTTCAAGTGGGACTATCTCCGCCACTAACACAACCTACTCAGTAGGAGATGGTGGTCTGACACAAAACAACTTTACAGATGCTGATCATTCTAAACTGAACGGTATTGAAAGCGGAGCTACAGCAGATCAAACAGCTTCTGAGATTAGAACTCTTGTAGGTAACGCATCTGATTCTAATGTATTTACAGATGCTGATCATTCTAAGTTAGACGGAATAGAAGCTAGTGCGACTGCCGATCAAACTGCTTCTGAGATTAGAGCTTTAGTAGAGTCTGCGTCTGACTCGAATGTCTTTACAGACGCTGATCACTCTAAACTAAACGCAATCGAAGCTAGTGCGGATGTAACCGATACGACAAATGTTGTAGCTGCTCTTAGTGCAGGTTCTAACATAACAATCTCTGCTGGTGGAACTATAGCTGCTACAGATACTAATACAGAATATTCTGCGGGAACTCACTTAGATTTAAGCGGAACAACATTTAATCTGAACTTAGGTGTAGCTGATAAAGTATTAAATATTGGTCACAACTCTACCAATAACGAAGGAGAAATCATCCTTGATACTTCAAATTATGGGTCACCTCAGATTTCGTTTACAGACCACGGAGATGCTTCTTGGGCAATCGGTGTTGATGACGGTGATAATAGTTTTAAAATTAGTGGTAATGCTAATTCTACTATTCCTACAATTAATGGTTTAACTACTCCAGATTTTGAAATCGATACTAATGGAGTAGGTTATTTAGCTGGGAGCAGGATCTTCGCAGATAACTACCATCCGAATGCGGATACACTAACCACGGCAAGAACGATTGCTGGAACGAGTTTCAATGGATCGGCTAACATTGATATTAGTTACAATAACTTAACTGATAAACCCACAATCCCAACCAATAACAATCAGTTAACAAATGGTGCTGGGTATGTTACTGCGGACACTCAGCTCTCTAACGAGCAAGTTCAAGACATCGTAGGTGCGATGGTATCCAGTAACTCCGAGAGTGGAATTACTGTTACTTACCAAGATGGAGACGGAACTCTAGACTTCAGCGTTGCTTCTCAGACTGACAATAACTTTACCAATGCTGACCACTCTAAGTTAGACGGCATTGAAAGCGGAGCGACAGCAGATCAAACAGCTAGTGAGATTCTTACCGCGATCAAGACCGTTGACGGAAGTAGCTCTGGATTAGATGCAGATAAACTAGATGGGTATCATGCTTCTACATTTTACAAATCAGGAAGCAACGCTTCGTTAGCTGATGTCACTATCACTGATGCCAACAGTAAGATTGATGTCGATGGCACTTATGGCGGGGACTATGGATCATTTGGAATCGGAACAACAAACTTAACAAATGGTCACCACAGAATCTTCGCCAAAGCTACAGACCATATGTATTTTGCTGCTAGAACTGGCAAAGGATTTAGGTTCAGACCGAATGGAGGCAGCAACAGTAGTGGTGTAGAGAGTTGTATAACTAGCGGGGGTAATTTCGCAATAGGAACCACAACTACTTCAAGTAAACTTGGGGTCAATGGGGGTGTAGCTATTGGAGCTAGTTACACTGGGTCATCCGCGCCTTCCAATGGAATGATTATCCAAGGCAATGTAGGCATCGGAACCAGTTCTGTATCAGGTTACTATGCACTACAAGTTAATGGTAGTATTCAAGGAACTTATAAGAGCTTTGTAATTGATCACCCAACTAAAGAGAACAAACAGCTTATCCATGCTTCTCTTGAGGGGCCAGAGATCGGAGTATATTTCCGAGGCAAGAGCACTTCTGATACAATAATTATGCCTGATTATTGGGATGGATTGGTAGACAAAGATAGTATGACGGTAGAACTTACCGCAATTGGATCTAATCAGTGTTTGTTCGTAGCTAGTATGGAATCCAATGGCAATGTCGTTGTTGGGTCTAATACTGATGAGCCGTTGAATTATTACTATGTTGTCTACGGGGAAAGAAAAGATGTTGAAAAGCTTGCAATTGAAGTTGATGTTGAAGAAGATGAAGAAGAAGAGGCCATAGCAGATAGCCCTGCTGAAATGGACACTGATTCAGTTGAATACATCGATTCTTTAGCTAATGCTTAATACAGTATTTTTAATCCCAATAGATCATCGAGGCATACACGGCAAGTTATTCGATCAATACCTAGCACTTCAGTCTTGGTGTGAGAAAAACAATTCCCAGATATTTACCTGCAATGGTCTTTTCCTGAACTTCGCTAGGAACTTCTTAGCTACAGGAGGTAGGGGAAACTACGACACAAGACCTGTAGAAGCAGAATGGCTTTTTTGGATTGATTCAGATATTCAGTTTACGATTGATCAAGTAGAATATCTACACCGTATAGACCCCAAACATAAATTTGTAACGGGGTGGTATAAGAGTGATTACTCTGATACAGCAATGGTGGGTAAGTGGAATGAAGATTACTTCCGTGAACATTTACATATGCCCTTTTTATCTGGGGACTTCATGGAGAAGAAAGCACAAGAATCTCCGTCGAAGCTTATCAAAGTAGACTGGTGTGGTTTTGGTTTCACCAAAGTCCACAGGTCTATTTATGAAGAGATGGAATATCCCTATTATCCACTAAACCCCGTAGAAATTAAAGGGTGTAAGGGGAAAAATGGGCGCAAACTTGACGTAAGAGATATGTCATTTGAGGATGTAAGTTTCTGTAATAACTGCTATGCTACCACAGGAATTAAGCCCCTCGTAGTTCCTAAGTTGCGAGTGGGCCATCTCAAATCTTTTTTTGTTTAAAGATCTTGAAAACGGCCACTAAACCCATTACTTTTCTGAACATATGAAACAAATTGAATTCACCGACGAAGAGCGCACTGCTATTATTCAACTGCTAGACCTTGCTGTGAAGAACCCTGTTGCAGGGGGTCTAAAGGTATCAGGTGCTGCAAGTTTTCTTGCCAGTAAGTTTGCTGATCCCGCCCCTCCAGAAGAGGAGCAAGAGGCTGAAGTTGAAGAAGTAGACGCATAATGCCTGTCCAAAGGAATCAACCTAGCCCTCAACGGCAAACAGTCTTAACATTCGTATCACCGAATGTTCAGGACTTGCTGTTTTTCGAAACAGTGGATGCTCAGAGGGTTGGGAAGACTCCACCTACTTATGGTACAGCTCATCCTGACACTGTAAATTTTCCTGACCACACTTTAGCATATGTGAAGCAAGCTGACCCTAATGGTCAGTTTTATTATTACTACTATGCTAATACGAGGACTTCTCAGGATGAATATAACTTTGAATACTCTCAGTCTAGTTTAGGGCAAACAAAGTTTAATACAGTTGTTCGGACATACATCAGTCTGAGATCTTCTTTTAAAGAAGACGACAGCACATTGACGGCGGGGTCAGCTATGCCCACCGCACCAGCCGCTGCTAATTTTGATGGCAAAGGCTATGTTTTGATGGGGAGGGAGCAGAAGAGAATAGGTGACCGAGAACTAGATGGTATTTTTGTTGTAGAGCAAAGAACCTATTTTGTTCGGGAAGACATCGAAACTCTTAAATGGGATGATCTTTCTCATAGGAATCTAAAGAGTACAATTAGTTACTATTACACTGGGGAGACTCCTACAGGAGCAGGAGCAACGATTGATGCCCTTGTTGTAGACTCCGACAACGCTTGGTGGCAGACAACCATTACTGCGGATACTGATCCTGATCCTGATGTAAATATAGCAGCCTATCGAGAGGGGAGACAGATATCCTCTGATTGGTTTGAGGTTGTTAAGAAAGAAACAATAGCGGGGACAAAAGATGGATCTAATATTTTGGTGGATGAATATTTCACCTCTATGGATCATACGTTCCCACCAGTTTTACAGAGTATAAATGTTGTTGGGTTCGAGCGGCATGATGGTCAGGTATTAGCCTTTCCAGAATATCACATGAACCCCGAAGGATATAGAGGGCCTTGCAAAACTAAAGTTACAGTAAAGTATTCAGTTAATAAGTTTACTGATAGTAACGGGGGGGAGCCAAAAGCGAAGGCGATGATACCTCAGTCATTTACTTTCGGCACACCTTATGTGCGGATCTCTGTCCCACCCTGCCTCATGAATGGGGGCATAGTGAGATGTTCAACAGGAACAGTAGACCCTGTTTACAAGTACACTGTATATCAGAAACAACTACCAAAGACTAGACCCCCTAATCTAGTTGATATAGCTGAGGATGGTATCGTTGTTCGGGACAAACAAGAACCTGCTAGGGGTGGTTTTGTGAGGACTACTTGGACAGTTTTCCCACCTAAGTTTGATGACTAATGGCTAAAGAAGGTTTCTTTCAAAAGATTAAGAGTCTCCTTACCCAAGGGTCAGAGGAGGCTATTGATGAATTTGCAGAGACACAAATAGCTGACACTTCTATTCAAGATCCCGAAGTATCGGATCTTCCCTCTTTTGAATTTTCCCCTATGGTAGAGGGGTTAGCAGAAGCTACCGCTGAGTTTTTTGATAACAAAGCGGATGTTGGAAGGGAAGTAGATCATGTTGATGTAAGGTATAGATTAGAGCATGAACCTTACAGGTATGAGCCTGATGGTGATCATGTGGTCTGGGTAACTGAAGCACATTTATATGAGCTACATCCTTTGAGTGGGGATGTCGTAAAGATTCACAAACTCGATCCCCTAAACATAAAAATACCAGACAAACCAACTTCGGTTGTTTATGCTGAGTTTAATGTAGGAAAACAAGGTCATGTCATAGGTGACCCTGCGGGACAGCCTGATGACTCGCTTTACAGATTAAAGGTTGCCGAGTCACTACCTGCTGTAACTCATTTTCAACTCCCTGATGGAGAGGGAGCTGGGGGAGCTATTGGGCATTATGTTGTCCCTTTATTTTATTTTAAAAACAGAAAACTGCTAAGAGATCATTGGAATGATGAAGAGGATGACCCAAGAGGGGTTCAATTGTATGGAGGTTTAAAAGGGCATAGAGGCCCTTATTGGTGGGTCAGAGGATACAATCATCTTCAAAATCTTGGGTCAGGGAAAAAAATATATAAAAATTACGTTAAAGCGTCTGACGCAAAAACGCTGCGTTCATTAGATGAAAGAGGTCAAACTCTTAGTTCTCCTTTTACAGGGAACGCACAGATATCAGTAGAATATAATGATGATGAAACAGAGATTGATATCTTTGGGAATAGATATAACAAACATTGGAAAATCGGGGGTGTAGGTGTCGGAGTATTCGAGGACGGGCTGGCAACTTGCATCAGCGATTTAGATTGCAAGACACTTACAACAAGAGAACTTTCAACAACTAGTGTTGTAACAGCCGCAGGAACAACGAGCGTTATTTCTTCAGGTGATACCGTATCCGTTTTAACTAGTGGTGGGACGACAACTGTTGGAGGTAATCCGACTGCATCAAACCTGACATCTGTTATAAATAGCGTTACTAATACTAATGTTGCTATAGCTCCAGAGTCTTCAGACAAGGTTGATGTTTGGAGCGGGGGAGCCACTACGAATGTTTGGACGGGGGGAAGCTCACAAGCAGGGGGCGGTTTAACGGCCTTTAAAGTTACTAAATGTGGTAGTACAACTGACTGTGTTTGGGTGATGGGGATAGATGCTACAGGATCATATGCGTCTTCTCCCCCGACATTCCCTGCTTTTATTACGGGGGCCACCGCTCAAGCTGGAATTACAGGGGCTAGTTTTACTAGCGTTGTAAAATCATTGAGCACAACTTCTGTTGTCAATTCGGGAACTGTAACAAATGTATTGAAGGATTTACCGACTGTAGATGTAATATCTAGCACGGGAACAACAAACGTACTTTCTTCAGGTTCAACTACTACTGTTTTGACTTCTGGCAGTACCGCAACTGTATACAAAGCTCACGCATCAGGGACTCATAAATACTTGGAAGCACCTAGTGGAAGCAGTGCAGATTCAGAGGTTAAAGTAGTTGAATGTCCTACAGGTTCTGATAAATGCCCTACTGAGTAGTCACCTTGACTATCAAGGTTTTTTCTATTAAATTAGGGTATGGCTACTCTTACCGTAGCGGGTGTCGAAGAGGCCCTGTCTAAATTTAAATCAGTAGGTTCCTCATTTATTCAGGAATTGAACTTAGTTTTACCCCGCCTATACGCGATGGGGATGTGGAGAGATCTTTTGTACGAGACTACTATTTCTACAACAGATCAAAATTTTACGCTTCCAGATGATGCTGAAGCAATTGTTTCAGCTTTGATTGATAACGATCCCGCTAAAGCGAAGAGTCAATTCCACGATTATCGGATCACAGGTAGAAATAAAGACGGGACTACCCTTTATAGCTACGGTATTGTGGACGATGGATTTGTGCCGACTGTAAACGAATTAGAGGCTTCTAAGAGTTATTATATTCATGTCGAGCCTATTAAGCCACAGACTTCAATACCTAGAACTAGCACCAATTTTGTTACTGTTACAGGGCTAGATAATAGTTCTACTCCAGAAACAATTACTTACTCACCTAATTTTGATACTGCTACTGCAAGCATTTCTTCTTCTTCTCAATTCACGAAGATTACACAAATAAGGAATGGTGACTCCTCTCTCACGAACCCTGTAAAGATAACTGCTGTCAATGCTGCTGATGCGACTGACACGCTAGAACTTGCCACGGTTCAGGAAGCAAACAAGGTTAACTCTTACAGAAGGTACAGGATTGGTAATGACCCATCTGATACCATCAAAAAGACAATGAGAGTTTTAGTCAAAAGAAAGTTTAAAACTTTGATTAATTCCTATGATGTGGTCAGGCCGAGTAATTTGAATGCTATCAAACACGCTTTACTTGGCAGTGTAGCGGAAGAAAACGCAGACCTTGAGAGGGCGAATTATCATTGGAATGTATGCAGACAACTTTTAGACGAAGAGCTAGATGCATATCGTGGAGAAGCTAAACCAGTTTTACGTTTCGATCCTAGTGGGTCAGGAACAAGAGTACCGAACATTATGTAAATTTAACTAAAAGTAATATGATTAACTATTTTATTGAAAACAAAGAAAGCATCATTGGATGCCTTACCGCAGTCGTAGCAGCAGCTTCTGCTATTTGTGCATTAACTCCAACTCCTAAAGATGACAGCATAGTTCGAAAGCTATATATCATTGTTGAATGGTTGGCGTTGAATGTAGGAAAAGCAAAAGACAAATAACAATGCGCTTTATGCGTTTAATAACTGCTGCGTTAGAGGCTTTCGTGGCATATATAAATTTAAAAAACAGACGTTACATAGATGAGATCGAAGATGAAATTGATGAGCTTGCCCGTATTGGCACTCCTTCTGCAAAGCTGCGGATTGAAAGATTGGGCAAACGACTCAGTCGTGAACGACAGCGCACTCTACGATCCTCCGACAGTAACGCTGATTGAAGGTCAACAGTATGAGTTTGTGGAGGGAGTTTTGACGGGCAGGAAGAAACATAAATTCCACAGCAATTACTCATATCTTAGGGCCATAACCATTGGAAATAAATGAATTCTTCGAAGCTGATCGATACCCTTTTAGGGACATTAACCCCCACAATAGCTATCGCAGCTTCAATGCAGGAGCAGATAGAATACTGGTTAAGGGTTATATCTTTGATTCTGGGAATAGCAGTAGCTGCTGTTTCTCTATACAGGTTAATTTTTAAGTATAAGAAATGATAGGTTTAGCCATAGGACATTCTAGAAGAGGGGACGCAGGAGCTTACACAGTAGGTACGCCTAGTGTCAGTGAAAAGAAATTCAATACTGAGCTTCTACCTCTGATTACTCCTAAGCTAAAAGTACCCTATAAAATTTACGACGATTACAACGCCTCAAGTTATGTGGGGGCAATGAATTATGTGTCTCGCAAAATGAGAGAAGACAATGTAGACGCTTGCATTGAGTTTCATTTTAACGCGGCAGGGCCAACTGCAACTGGTCACGAATGGTTGCATTGGGAATCCAGTAGAGGAGGTCGAAGACTTGCTACAAAATTAAAGGAAGCAATGGATGCAGCTTATCCAAACTTAGCTTCGCGTGGTGTAAAACCACGATCTAAAGGGCAAAGAGGAGCACTCTTTTTGAGGAAGACTCCTTGCTATGCTTGCATAGCTGAACCTTTTTTTGGATCAAATATATCTGATGTCACTCTGATTGAGTCAGATTTAAACAAGTTAGCAAAAGTTTACGCCAGAGGAATTAATGATTTCTATGGAAAATGATTATACCCAAGTCTATACGAATCGCAGGTCAGACAGTTAAGATCGCTACTGCTGATCTTTCGGATGACGATTTGTATGGTTACTATAGTCATGAGCGTAAAATGATTTTCATCTCAGAGCATTTAGAAGGTAAACAACTTCTTAATACACTGAGGCATGAGTTAATGGAGGCTTCCCTCTGCATCTCAGGAGTTGGATTCTGTGAGACGTTCGAGCAGGAAGCCGTGGTTAGATGTATGGATGAAGTATTTTTCCCTGCCTACGAGCGTTTATTAAAACGAGTAGGGAGCGGATGAGCAGGAAAAAATTACCCCCTAACTTTTCTCGGACTAAAGGGATGCTGGTTTTCACCCCGACCAGTGACCATGTCAAAGAGGCTTTTGAGCGTAGCGAGAAGCTAGGCGTGTTGCCGAACTCGTTCACTAGAGGAGCAGGAAGGATGACTGGTTTCTTGGGAGAAGTTGCCTTCGAGTGTTTATACCCAGAAGCTGTATACGAAGGGGACGTTGAGTATACACACGACTATGTTCTTGGTAATAGAACAATAGATGTGAAATCAAAGTGTTGTGCGGGTAAACCCCAACCCCACTATACTGCTTCTGTTAACTGCCCAGAAGGAAAGAAACTCCCCGCTAACGCATACTTCTTTGTCCGTGTGCGAAAAGATTTCCAAAGAGCGTGGCTACTAGGGTGGGCAACGGCAAATAAGATCCAGAAAAATGGCGAGTATAAACTACGCGGAGAACCTGATGATTATGGTTTCACCTACAAAGTAGACGGATATCACTTACCTATTGCTGCCCTTAGAAGGGCTGGTTCTCTAAAGTAGGAGCTGGCTCTTCGTAATCGATATCAAATTTAACATTAATGTCGATTGTCCAAATTTTCCCGTTGCCCTTACCTTTAGAAACAACAGGTCTAACTGTTTTATTGGATTTGCCAATATCTTCTAAATGAGCCAGTCCGTTCCTTAAAAAGTCATGGCCGCTCATTCTACCCATTGCTGTCTTAGGAATATTATACCCATCTACTTTCTTTTGAAGCTCTAGAATAGTTCCTTTCCACGCCGCAGCATCAGGGTTGTCATCTCTAACTCTCTTCGAGAATAAATCTAGAAGCTCAGAAACTTGTGCTCTAGGTGAATTGTCATACGCAGCGGAGGCTATACTCTTGTCTATATAACTCTTCACACCAAATCTATCGTCATCCAATACTTCTTTTGGGGGTTTCCAATCCATCAGCCACCTTGCAAAAAAGGGAAGTTCTCTTTCAATGGTAGCTTCAAGTTCTTCTTTAGGTGGGAATTTAAAAGATTCTTTAGCTATTCTAAAGGCCATCAACTTATCTTTATTGCTTGAGTCCATAGTCGGGATAACACTCATAGAGTTAGGGTCGTCATTTAGACTAAGAGCAACTCTACCTCCCCACGGTAGCGACACAGCGTCTACAAATTTAGCCATATACTCAAACCTTGGGTTGGCTACACTTCTTTTTATTAGTTCAGTCGCTTTCCTAAGTTCCGCAAAAGAAGCGGCACTTACTGTGTCGTCAACAACCCAACACGCAACTCTACCTAAGTCTTTGTTAAATTTTGTTCCTCCAGATAAGTAGTCACTTGCGTCTGCGAAACCTCCAACAAGAGCTGCTATTATCTTGTTAGTAACGAGGGTTTTACCTCTCTTGGCAGGGCCAACGAAAATAAGAGCTTGTCCCTGATCTTCTTTGTTATTGTAAAAACCTTTATAGAAACGGGCGAGCCACGCGAAGAAAAAATACTTAGCTCGTATCTCGATAGAGTCTTCAAAGAATTGATCAAAAAATCTGTGCAGAAAAGGAAAGTTATTTATGTCTCCTTCCCCCTCACCTGCGGGTTCTATTGGTTTGACAGTGGAAGAGTTTAGTATCTGAAGCCCGTTGTATGAAACAATCCTTTCGTTTCTTCTAAACACAACAGGAGCTATCTCGTCTATTCGGTTAGTGTTACTAATTAAAACAATCGCCGCTTCGACTTCTGTAACATTCTCACCTTTCTTGGGTCGCCCTCCTTTGAAACCTCTCTGTTTTAATTCGAGAACTAATTGATCTCTAGGAATTGGTTTAGCTGTTCCGTGAAGCAGTTTAAAAAATTGTCTCCCATTAAACCAATACTCATCGAGCAGATCCCCCATCTTTTGTTGCTCGAAGTCCTGCACAAAATCCGAACCAAATATGTCTCTCCATGTCTTCCATGGCATATCACGATCTGAATAGACAACCATTCCATCTTCAAATACTTGGCATCCCTCTCTTTCGATCCCATCATCAATCCAAAACAAAGGGCCTCTAGAACCAATTTCGAAATCTCCTATCCAACGATTGGGAAATCTCTTCTCAACTTCCTCTGCTATAACATCTATAGGGATAGAAGTATCTTTAGACTCAGGAGGCTTTTCTTTCGCAGCCTTAAATAAAGCCGTCTGTATAATGCTATTGTCTATGACTCCTCCTAGCTTCACCCAATTTGTGCCGATCTCCATAAGCTGAGAAGGCGATTCGGACTTCTTATCATACCCTGCAAATATTTTGTGATACTGGAGGATTTGTTTTAAGTGCTTAAAAAATGGAGCAACCAGTGGGTAGTGTATGGAAAACGAATCTTCTGGTTTAAACCAGACCCTAATAAAATCACTATACGTTCTGCAATAAGAGTCGGGCATGGCTTTAGGACACTTAGCTGCTATGATATCTTTTACGTTAACCCAATCAGGAGGCGAATCGAAATCCACAGGTATCGCATTTATACGACAAATTTTATTCTCCCCTTCAATACGGGCGTTAGGGTTGATGCCTTCAAACCCCGTAAGGAAAGCGTGATCAGTGTCTGCTTTGGCACACCATTCTCTGTATTTAGCTTTTGTCTTAAATTGAGGTATAGGTTGGATCTCTATATCCATAGGGTGATCAACAGTGATCAGTGAGTCTTTTGATTTAAGATTCTTTAAGTATTTAATTTTCATTTTTCATATCTTGTTTGGATTGATCCTTCTGCCGCAATAGGGATTTTTGGTATCCATTGGGGAGGGGTAGACATTATTTCAATAATGTGTGCTAATGATTCTTCTGCCTTGTCTGCATCTTCTTCCACGACAAGTTCATCGTGTACGTGCATAATAATTTTGTAACCTGCTTTATCTACTCTTAATAGCATATCTGAGAAGATGTCCCTAGCTAGAGCTTGAGATGCGTTCTCTGCCATAAGACCTCCCCACAATCTAACTTGTACTGCTTTGCCATGTCTCGGTATAAAAGCCGTGTATTGTTTATCGTCGTGGGACAACACTTTGCCGTAATCTATTTGTCTCCCACTTGGTAACTCTATCGTTAACTTGGTGGGTATTCTGCGTCCTTCAGTATCAATACAATCCCCCGAATCTACTGAACCTTCAATAGAATCACTATAATACTTCCACAGAGAAGTTACCTTCCTCATCTTTCTCCTATACAGACTTATTTGTTTCTGGGCTTCTTCTTCTGTAATGTTCGACATAGAAGCAAAACGACTAGCCCCTGCCCCGTAACCACACCCTAAGACCATTGCTTTTACAGAGTGCCTTAATGAAGGATCTTCTTTCTTCAGATCTCCTTTCTCTTTATCCCACATCCCAAATCGTATGGCGAACGCTTCATAAATGTCATCTGTTTCTTTAATCTCTTTAAGCATCTTGCGATCCTCAGCTAACCAGCAAAGTGTCCGAACTTCAATCTGTGATAGGTCTACTACGATTAATTTTTTGTCAGGTGGAGGGCAGATGAGGTGTCTAAGATTTACACCGAACATTTCATCTCTAGGCAAATTCTGAAGATTTAGATTTCCCCCTGACCCACTAAACCTTCCTGTATGCGCTCCAAAATACATACACCCTCCATAGTATCTCCCGTCAGGCATTGTGGCATAATCAAAACTTTGTAGCTTCTTTTTGATCGAGTTAATACGCCTCCAGTCTTTGACGGCTTGAATCCATTTATGTTCTTTCGCGTTTGCTTCGATCCACTTTTTTGCCTCCTCATCTGATTCAGCTAGACTAGCAGGGGGTGGTTCAAGACCCATGATTCTACATTGTTGATCAAAGGCAGCTCTACTAAGAAGAGGTTTTTCATCTATCCACGGGATAGATTCTTCGGCCTCGAACAGAGCTTTGTTGATTATTACTAGTTGCTCTGCCAACAGGTCTGAGTCGATTGGTATGCCTGTCTGAACAATCTTCCTATTTATTGTGCTTATATCTCGTTCAAACTGAGGCCACTTGTCTTTCAGTGTATCCCATAGCTTGAGACATAATTCACTATCCTTTAAGGCATACTCGCTTACCTCTTCTTTGAACTCTGGGGACATATCTTCCCACCTCTTCCCAGACATATTATCTCTGGTAGATTTATCTACAGTGAGATTAAATAGTTTAGCTGTAGATCCTTTAAGGGATCTAGGAAGCCTACAGTATGCAGCTAGATCTGCGGTGCAGTGCCATTCTGCGGGATCACAATCACCCCACCAGTTTTGGGATACACCATACAGGAAAAGGGTTTCATCAAAACTAGCATTATGTGACAGCACTCTCTGCCCATTTAGTTTCGACCAATCAAAATCTTTTGGATGCCCTACAAAGTTGGTTCCCTCTGATCCAACTACCGAAACCATATAGGCATCAAAACTAGGGTGGCTAAAATAACCCAATGCACCCAATGTCTTTATTGAGCATTCTTTATCGTAATATGTTTCAAAGTCTACTGCGAATGTATTCATAAGTTTGTTAACCCCACCCCCTCCAAAGTCTTAAAGGGGGTGGGGTAGTGTTTGGGCTTTTATGCGGTTACCCAAAGGCGATGAATTAACCAACGGGAAAAGGTAGCAACCCGCCGCCGCTTTGCCTAATTTGTTACAACGTGGACGATGTCTGTTCCTTCCTTCGCGACTGCAAGATTCTTCTGTAGTCCCTCCAAAAGGATTTTATTAGCCGCGAGAGCTACATCTATCTTAGCCTTAGATTCCTCTAACTCCTTGATAGTGTTCTTCATGGCTTCGACTTCTGTCTCGTATACTTCAAGATGGGTAAGTAATTTACTCATTATGGTTGCATGAAGCCCTCCACGAAAGACGTTACTTCTTCAGAAGGTTCGTCTGTTGTAATAGACAGAGACGGAGCAAACCAAGAATATTTACCTCTTGTGATTGCCGTACTTGTAAGATTCCAAATCCTTTGATGGGGTGGAGTCTTTTTGTTATACATAGCGAAAGTAGCAAGCCTCTTAAAGGTCTGCCTGTATGCGTCTTTAGCTACGTTAATTCTGCCAATAGCGTAGTTCTTTTTGCCAAGCGGCAATGGGAACGCTTCTACATCATCGTCACCTTCGAACAAAAATGTAATCTCAGCAAACTCCAGTAGGTTGTAATCACTGTCGAGAGCGAGTTTATTTTTTTCTTCGATAGTTCCTGCAATGCGTGGAACTTCATCAGAGTCGAAAGGGATATCCTCTCTCCACTGTTTGGTAGCTATCAAAGGAGTCACCTTGATAGGCTCTTCTGGCTGCGCCAATATGAATCTTTTATCTAGGACAATAGACCCGTATGGGGCAGGTTCACCATCACGACAAGTAATGTCACTTGTCTTCTGGACAACATTGATGCGAGGGATATCGATATCACTTGCTTCAAGAGTGTCGGAGAGTCCTCCAACTGCGAGTGCATTTGTTGTAGCACTAGCAATCATTTCTTTCGTTTCTTTATTCTTGCTCATAGTTCTTGTTTCTATGTTTCTTGTTTCTTGTTTCTGGTTTTCCTCAAGACAGAGTATGTCTTGCGGGTGATTGTTCTATGATTCCTTCCTCTGAGCATCTATCCATAAACTCAGATGCTCTAGCTTGTTTCTGGCCTCTGTCAGCTTTATCGCCAATTCCTTTAGCTATTTTTGACAATGGGATGGATACGTGTTCAAGAAGCTGTTCACTATCCATCCCAAAGTCAGCAGCGATTTCCACAAATTTTTTAGAGTCGGTTACATTACGTCTTCCTGACATCTTCTTCAGTCGGAGGTTGGGGAACTCCATCCCGTCTTGGGCAAGTTGCACCGCTCTCTTTTTAAATCTATCAGCCCAATTAGTGACAATCTTATGTATTGCCCATAGCTGTTCTATTACGTCAGGGTCTTCTGTCGAGTCTATGTCTACATCAGGTAGCTGAGGGTTAATCTTTTTAGCAACCTCAACTACTAAGCCACCCAACGCAGGACATACATCCTCGTATTTACAAAACCTACAATTAACTGTGGGGGTAAGGTCTTGAATATCTGGTGTCCCTGTTTCCCATTTAGGTCTAATTCTTTCCGCTGCAAGAATTACAGAAGAGACATCCGTGATAAGATCTTCTAACTCATCCCTGTTAAAAGTGTCCGAAAGGATCTCGTTTCTTTGAGGAATAAAGAAAACAAAAGTTATTGTCTCTAGATCAGGAAACTTTTGGAAGCATCCAATAGTGTAGGCTTTCGCCTGATAATTCTCTCTGGGAGTGTCGATCTTACTGATACCCGTTTTGTAATCGATCAACACTCCCTCCTTAGCACCGTAAATGCTGAGATGGTCACAAGTGCCGTAGGTTGAGGTTCCTTTCAGAGCTATGTCCAAAAGTATTTCAGAGTGACTTTCAGTCAGCTCTAAGTCTGCATAATTTTTCAGATACTCAGTTTGATCTGAAATGATCTCTTCGTAGATAGAAACTTCTTCTTCGCTCTGTAGGTTAGAAGGATCTTCGATTTCGATTGCTTCATGAATCCTTGTCCCCATTTCAGCGGCAGCATTCGTTCCTTCTCTGCCGTTGTATCCAGCGCAACCAGCGCAATATTTTAGAGAGCTTGGAGAGAACTCGGCATGGCCTCTCTCCGAATGGGCTTGTTGATTCATGGCGATGACCATGGCCCATGTGGATTATTCAGTCAACTGGTTTTTTTCAATTTCTTTCTGATTCCCATAAATAACGGGCAATCAGGAAGGCATCAACCATTCCATCATGGGCTTTTCTGCACCTCTTATTTTTGATCCAACATTCCTCTGGAGCAATCTCTTGAGCTTTTGACAGGGCAACCTTTTTTGTCATTCCCTTTGGTCTGAACCCAAGCATCACCTTTTGCCACTTATGGACGGATACACGTTCGATGTCATAATCATACGCTTCAGCCATGCCGACGATCTTACCGAAACTCAAAGCCATTGATCTTACAGCTTGTGAGCTTTTTGCGTGTGCTAGGGGTTCTTCGATAGCTAGAGTAAAAGGAGTGTGGAGATCTAACAACCATTGCTTAATCTTGTAGGTATCTACTTCTCTTTTCTTACACACCCATTTCGTCGGCATAACGATCTTATCAATCACTGTGCCTGTGCATTTAGATATGGAGCATAGACCTCCGTCTAATCCATTATCTATTCCTACGATCAAAATAAATTAAGAGTTATGATTAAACCATCTCCTTCTGCGGGAGCATATACAAAAACATTTTTCTTTAGGCTTTGGAGAAACAAAACTTCTCTGCCTGTCTTGGGGACAACTCTATAGAAAGCTCCTTCAAGTTGTTTCACTGAAAAAGAGAAATCATTCTCATCATCTTTTCTGATAAGAACTTTTGGGTTATGAACCAATTCTCTGTTTTTAAACAGTGACATTATTTTTCAACAATACTTGTATCAAGGAAGCATGGAGCAGAGGGGCCTAAGTCAGCGTCGATTAATTGTGCCAAAGCAAAACGAGCATCTTCTTTTGAAAGCCCATGCTCTTCTTTAAGAATCTCAATTGAGATTGCACTGCTGTAGCAAGCAACAGGAGGGCCGTTCGCGTGTTCGACTACCCCAACGAGTGCTTCTTCCAGTTGGTGGAAAAATATAACTTCAGCATAA